GTCTCCGACCGGCCGCCAAAAATCGCAATTTTTTCGACCGGGGGGTATCAGTCCCAGCGTTCCTCTGTCAGTGGTTCCTGCTTCTGTGGTTTTCTGTAACCATGCACTGCTTCATGGCACTCATGGCAAAGGCTTATAAGGTTTCTTTTCTTCACTCCATGCCACTCGTACCATATGTCCAGAGCCATCTCTGGATGTCTTTTCACGTAGTTTACATGGTGTACTGTCGTGGCTGCTGTGTATCTGTGATGCTCTCTGCATCTCTGGCATTCATTGTGATCCATCTTCAACACCTGCTGCCTGACCTGCTTCCACCTGGTCCACACATAGAACCTGTGTATATCGTTCGCTACGCACCAGCGCACGAACTCTGTTTCCTGTTGCGTCATATTCCTCCTAACTCAAAAGAGGGCCTGCATATAGCAAGCCCTCTCTCGCGGGGAACGATTATTCGTGACTTTCCTGAATACCACGTTATCAATATATCACTTATTTTGTCCTTCGAGTACCGTATTACAGATATTCCTTTATCTTGTCTTTGTTATTGTTTCTCAGCTGTGCCTGGTACTTCTGTATTGCTTTCTGGAAGTTCTCCATACTCTTTCTGTACGTTTCTACTTCCGCAATGTTCTTTTTACCGAACATACGTCTGTACCTTGCTTGCATGTTCCTGATCCGTATCAGCATTCCTTTTGTCTTGTTATCCTTTAACAGTACAATATACTTTTTTCCACACTGTTTGCACTGAATGTATTGGATGTCCAGTTCTGTCTCTGGTATATGTTCTTCCTTTACGGTCTGCTCCATCTGGGCTTTGCATTTATCGCATTCTATCATTTAATCCTCCTTGCTATGATACTGTAAAACCTCCTACGCATTTCATAGAAGTATGATCTCTCGCATGGAATGCCTCTGGCTTTCATGGTCTGAAATGTGCAGTATTCTGTTGTCACGTAATACAGTAGATATGGATATAGCTCTTTTTCTTTTCCGACTGCTTCCATGGCTGCGTCTTCAATCTTCTTTATCTTGTGTGTGATCTCTGCCGCTTCCATGGCTGCGTCAGCAGTTGAGTCAGAACAGTTATGTGATCCCGGCTGTCCAGTCAGATTCTGTCCGGCTCTTGTGTCTCTCTTTACGGCCAGCTCCTCTTTCCACTCTGTATACTGCAAGCAATAGTTGTATGCGGTCTGAAAAGCTCTCTTTGATATATTATATTTCTTTCTGTTCAGCGGTCTCACGTTTGGCATTTCTACTCTCCTTTATTCTTCTGGCATTTCATATAAACGCGGTATGCTCGCCGCCATTGGCGGAAACCCTACTGTCCCCTGCAAGAAGCCAGTTGCTCCGTTTGCGTACAGATAAGATCCGCACACTTTTTGTATCTCGTCAAGAATTTCTATGCAGCGTTTTTCGCTTTTGTATATCCCAAGCGTGTCGTTATGCAATCCGCTGTTATTAATACATACTCTGTATTTCTTTCCTCCAGTCGTTCCTTGAATACTATCGTAGCTTATGCATGTACAATTCCCTCCAAATCTGTACAAGCAGTTTTTCTTTTGGCTTCTTATGAACACTTCTGACATTTTTATTCCCCTTTCTGATTTTGTAATGGATTTTTCCATCCCAGTCTCTGTCCGCACTGATCGCAGTAGTTATGTCCATGCTGATCTGTTGCTCCGCATACCGGACACTCCCAGAGTCCGTCCTCTCTCTGTGAAACTCTGCAAGGGATTTCTTTTCTTTTCGCAATTAGAAGTTCGTCATAATGTGCTTTTGTTGTGATTATGTATCCGTTCTGTGTCTCAATCTCAGTGTCACTGCAAAGGAATGGCTTCTGTGCTACGTTATCAATAACTTTCTTTACGTCTCCTATGTCCATCATGGCTTTAATCCTCCATTATAAAATTTTTTCCGAAGATCTCCATAAACTCTTCCCTGCTGCCGAACCGGTCTTCAAAAGCTCTCTGCCCCTCTTCATGCAGCATATCCATGACCTTTTGGTTTGAATGTACTGCCTCCGGCCCTGTTCCTGCCAGGTGATGCACATTACAGAGATATACTTTCAATCCATAATGCCCCGAATGTGTCCGATTCGGACACCCTCCGAAAATGTGATGCTCCTGGAGAGCCGGATGTCGTCTGTAATCATTGTGTAGCTTCATGCAGAGATAACAAGTGCCGCTTTCTCTGCTGTGTAGGATGCTCGGTCTCTCTGGTTCTTTCTTTTTAGTCCGTTTTTTCTTTTTCTGCTTCGGAAATGACTGCATTTCTGTGTTCCTCCAGCTTTTTCTTGTAATTTGTATGATAGTCTTTGAACCAGCGTGTCTGTCTGCGCTGATTTACGATTATCCTCGCTTCCTTGTTGTCCATTTTTCTCCTTTCTCATCAAAACGGCATTTCTTCCTCTATTCCCTCTGGAATATTCATAAAACCGTCTGGATCTGTTTCAGGAGCTGGCTGCGAGTGACTACTGCCGGATCCGGCGTTCTTTCCCTCTGCAAATTCCTGTTCCTCAACTACAATTTCCGTTGTATATACCTTGTGCCCGTCCCTGTTTGTATAGTTTCCGGTCTGGATGCGTCCAGAAACAGCAATTTTAGTTCCCTGTCGCAGATATTTCTCTGCAAACTCCGCAGCGCGTCCAAAAGTCACACAATTGATAAAGTCTGCGGCTGCTTCTCCGTCACGACGGAATCTCCGGTCTACTGCAAGTGTATATCTGGCAATTGCCAGGTTATCTCCGGTTGAATATCTTACGTCGGGATCTCTGGTTAAACGTCCCATTAAAATTACTTTATTCATCACATTCTCCTCTTGAATCTATTTCTTGGAGGTCTTGCCCCCCCCGTTTCGTTTTTGTTACATATGCTGTGCGGCGTGAGTTCATTTCCATGTCGATCAAATTTCCACACTGTAAGCATTCCTGCGTCAGTTCTGCAGTGTTTCTGTTTGTCATGTACTTCCATGAACTTCCGCAGGCTTTGCACTCTGCATACATTGGTTTTAAAGCTCTAAGCTGTGTTACGTGTCCGCATTTCTTACATTTGTGCTGTGTCTCTGGCTCTTTTGCGTTGTACGAGATTGTCTCTCCACATTCTTCGCAACGAATATGCAAAAATCCTTTGTATTCTTCTGCAGCTTCGCTAATCGTTGTCTCCGGTACCTGATCTGTTTCCTTTTCCGGATCTTCAATCTCAAAATCATCATTTTCGAAATCATACTTTCGTGCCAGTTCTGTCACATCCTTGAGGAAATCATATTCTTTCGAGTCTGAGATCCGTACATGCAGTGTAAAATTACCGGTTTCATTTTGAATTATCATTTCCATTTGTCTTTTTCTCCTTTACCATTACTATTTTTGTATCTTTGATGCGATACGCTCTTGAATCTCCCGGATGTTCTGTCTCAAGGATGCGATCCTCCAGCAACATTGCTATATGTCGTCTAACTGTTGCTTTTGACAGTCCTGTATCTGCCGCAATCTCATAAGTAGCCGGTGGATAACAGTGCCGCTTTATGTATTTAACAATGAATTTCAGGATCTTCTCTCTGTTGTCCTCCGCCTCTGCTGTTGCATAGTTCAATTCCATTCACCTCTTTTTCTGCGGTGTGCTGTCAATGTTTTTGTTGTATTTACCACATTTCTCGTATTTACTGCGTATGAACTTTCCGGAACTTCGGAAATGTTGATTCCTATGCCTGCAAACAGTTTTATCAGTGCATCCGCTGCCTTTCTTATCGTTACCCTGTTACCGGCCCATGCTTTTGTGAATTGTGTTACAATTTCTTTCAGCTTCTCGCAGTCCCAGGAGTAGTTTACTGTCGTTTTCTTTCCTCCCCACGGCTTGTTTATTGCCCGGTGATAGCTTTTCCCGGAATACTTCATTTTCTTCGGTGGATTTTTTCCGGTGACCTGTTTGAATAATTTCTTTTTTTGTCTCTTATTCATTTCTTTCCTTTCTCGTTGCTCAGCAGCCGATCACAGACGAACTCAAATTCTAACAATAGTTCAAAATCCGTCTTTCTACTCAACTTTCTGTCAATCTCTTCTACCTTGTACTCTCCGAAAATACGATCCCCGGAGGCTCTTGCGTTGTTTATCTGAGCAGTTGTACAATGTAGTTCTTCCTTGATCTCTCCGCTTGTTACATTCTCCAGAATCAGATCACCAGATCTATTTCTTACCTCATACAGTTTCTTGACCATTTTGCCCTCCTTAATGTCCGGCAAGGAATGTTTGCATCATTCTAGTTCTCCAGTCTGTCTGGTTACTCGCCCATTTTTCGCACTGATCGTCGTCCTCTACCAGGCGGCCGGTGCGATCGCAAAGACCACAATCATTTTCTTTACAGGTTTTGCAAGTCTTCTCCATTTTCTTCCTCCACTTCACTTTTCTTTCAGTACTACCTGAATCTGTTTCAATTCTTTCAGGGTTGCTCGCGCAATGTCCAGATGCTCGTCGGATGTTTCCTCGTCAATGTATTCCCGAATCAGCTCTTTCAGCATCTCCGGGTCCACTACAATTTTCAGGTGTTTCACCATCGCTTCTCTAACCAGTTTCGAACACTGCTTGTCTGTCAGGTCTTCTTTGTTGTCAATCTCTTCCAGTACTTTGTTGTATTTCTCTGTATCGAACTCATAGCAGTCCATCAGCTTGCTTGTGAACTTCTTGCTCCGGTTCGTTGCCAATCGTGCCTCTTCTGCCTTTTCTCTCAGTTCGTCCAGTGTGTCTAAGCTAATTGTTGCCGTACCGTCCATGTCTCCTGTCTCCTTTGAACATCATTCTTTATTCCTGCATTTCGATTCCGTTATCAATAAGTTTCTTCATTTCTTCGTCCAGAATCCGGACATAGGTTCCTTTTACCATCTTCATCAGCTCCGGGCTGAGTGTTTCGCTGCCTTTTCCTGATACCAGGCTTTTAGCCAGGGCGAAGATATACGCAATGCTTTCATCTTCTGTGACAGTCTCCTGAAATTCAATCACAAGGACCTTGCGGCCCTCGTAACTGAGTATCCAGGCGTTTTTTACTACTTTTTTATGTAACTCTAAGTGAGCAACAAGCGCCTTTTCCTGCATCTTTTTATCCCTCCTGCTATTTCTGTAATCCTTTTAAAAACTCACACAATTCTGTTTCTGAGTTTGGAAATTTATCATAGCGTGTATGATACGTCCATTTTGGCACTCCGCCAGCTCGATCCGGTTCAGGTCCGCCTACCAGATGCATGTAGTATGTCTCTGTCGTTCTTGACACCCACCAGCTTTTCTGTTCTCCCGGATCCGGTGCATATTCTTCCACAATCAGGCGTGCTCCGTTCTGAAAGTCATATTTATAATATTTGACGCCTATGTTTTTATCCTCATACCAGAGTCCCCAGTCTTTGTACGCTCTGAGCCATTCCTTACGCTGATCGTTATTTTTCATTTCCGGTAATGTACTGTTGGAACACTCCGTGATCTTGTTGACTTCAACAGAATCGTTTTCAGACATTTTGTCATCTTTAACAATATGTTCCTGCTGCTTATTGCCCGGTGCTTCTGCTGCCGGAAAGCAGCTCTTTTCTGATTCTGCTGATCTGCGCATTGATGAATTATTCTTTTCTGGTGCGTCTATGGACACCATTTTCACCGGTTTCTGTTTCTTCCCGAATCTTTTCACCAGTTCTTCCGCCAGCTCATTCCATGTGAGCGTATGCTGCATTGTATCGTCCGGATTGAATATAATTCCCTCTTTTCCTGTCTGATAGTTGAAATGTCCATTCCTGATCCTGACGTCTCTGTATCTGATGCTGATTAAGTATGCTGCCATTCTTGTGTCACATTTGATAACTCTTTCTCTCTCGCCTTTGTTCAGTGCTTCAAACAGTCGCTCTATCTGCAATTCTGGTTGTACCGGTGTCTCATTCTCTGGCGGTCTCTGCTGCCCGGTTGCCTGTGCAAGCGTGAACTGTCCCGGAATGTCTCTGTTGTCTTCCTGGAGCTTCTTGAAAGCTCTTACCTCTGCTTGCGTTATGATGTCGTGTTCCATGTAGTGCTCCATAGCCTGCTTCTGGTATTTTTCATCCAGATCAGCAAGCTCACGGGCCACGGTGATGTTGATCTTCTCCGCCTCAAACTCTGCCATCCATTCAGCACTGAGTCTTTTCTGGACTGCGTGGTATCTTTCCATCTGTGTTCCGGATACGCCGATCGTTTCTCGTACGATGTCTCTTGTTTTGCCTTTCAGTCCAGCAAGGTTTTTCAGTTCTTTTATGATCTCCTCGGTATCCAGAGCTTCTCGCATCTTCTCCCAGTCTGATTTATCCCTAAACCGGTTCGCCTGGATAACAGACAGGCGTTCAAGCAACTTTGATATTGCGTCGTCATTTTCCCTTGTTGTCGAACCGTTAATGCAGTTTTCCTCAATCAAATTCTTACGTGCATTATCTTTTACTTTTGTATATTTGCAGTTTATCTTTCGAAACTCTTCATGTCCCTCCTCTACCAGCATCCTGCAGCACATTGTCCGGCAGTGTCCGGAAATTATGTAATCCTCTCCGTCCCTCTCTTCGATCAGGACATCCTGCATCACTCCGAACAGCAGTATAGAGTTCTTCAATCCCTGCAGTTTCTCCGGCTTGACCCCGTAAAAATTCGCTTTCGATGGGATTAGTTTGAACACGTCTCTGTACACCGTATCACTTGAGTTTTCTTCCTGTATCTGTTTCGGACGTTTCGCAACCATATCGGCAAGGTTAAAAGCCATTACTCCTCACCTCCTGATATGTTCAGCTCTGCAATATACTCTGTTACAAGGTCCTCATAGTCCTTTGCAGCTAAAGATCTCGGTGAGTACTTCGGAATCGGGATTCTCGCGTATGTACACTCTGATACTTTTCTGGAATATCTGATACGTGTTTTTAACATCGGGTATTCTGCTGCCTGGATCAGCTCCAGCCCTTGTCGCTGCGCTTCGTTTCTTCTGTCGTATTTCGTGATAAAGATCCAATAATTCTCAAGATCTTCGTTCAGGTCCTCTCGCGTATGCCGGATCTGATTGACAAGCTCCGGTAGTCCCTCTCCGGTGTTGTCGTCGATTTCGACAGGAATCAATACATCATTGCACGCTGTCAGCGCATTGATCGTGGAGATATTAATATCCGGTGCATTGTCAATGATGCAGAAATCATACAGATCCTTGACACATTCGAGTGCGTTCTTGATACGATACTGCTGCGGGCGTGTCTGATCCAGCATGACCGTCTGATTTGCTGTAAGCAGACGCATGTTTGCCGGGAGCACGTCCAGATTCTCAAAATCTGTTTTTTTGATGAGCTTGTGCATCCAGTCTTCCGGATGCCGCGTCGTCATGATCCTGTCAATGCCCTCTCCGTCCTGGGTGCGTCGGTTCAATCCTCTCGATGCGTCCCCCTGCTTATCGTTGTCAAGCAGGAGCGCTCTGTATCCCTGGTTTGCAAGGATGTACGCAATGCTGTTTGATGTGATCGTCTTAGCCACTCCGCCTTTTAAATTTATTACTGCGATTGTTCTCATAATCGTTTCCCCTTTTCTTTGTTATTCCCATTCTTCGCCCCGGCTACATCCTTCATCTTCTTCCAGGAATCCTCCCAGAGTGCCATAAATTCTGCATATGCTTCTTCCTGATTTCAGATGTTGTCTTTGCACGCATTCTTTGCAGAGCGTAATTTTTCTGTACTTCTGCATAAGTTTCCATGCTTCACTGTGTTCAAAAGAATTGATTTTGTCATATTCTGCTTTTATTTTGCTTATGTGCTTACTCATTTCGCACGAACTGCAGAAATAATACTCAAGTGCTTCCTGGCTGGTTGTCTTCTCTCTGTATTGACAGATATTGTCGCAGATGTAAGTCTCCAGGGCTTCAATGTCTGTGTCTATTCCTTCGCTTTCGGTCTTCGTCGGCGCGGCGCATCCATTCAGGTTTTCCTCCTTCTGGTTCGCTTTCAAAGTAAATCCCTCCTTTCCGGTCTTTGTAGTATGTGAATCTGTATCCGGATTTAATGATCTCACCCAGATACTCCATTTCTGCCGGGTTCTGTTCCGGTCTCAGGCTCCATCCCTTCCCCCATATCTCCTCCGGCTTCACGTTTCTTCATTTCCTCCTGTAACCATGCTGAGTATGTATGTTTCCCAGTCTGTGAGGATATTGTGATCTTGCACTCCTGCAGCTTCTTGCAGGCTTTCTCCCACTCCTGGGCGTTCTTTATCGGTTTTCCTTTTGTATCCTTGAATCCTGCTGCCATCATGTCGTCAGTTTTCAGAATCCGCGTTGCAACAAATGCGTCTCTTGTATATACGCATACTTCACATTCTTTGTGAAAATGTCCCAGGGCTTTTATAAGGGCTTGCAGGTTCGTCTTGTGATATGTCCCCTCAATGCTTCCGAATCCCTCTCTGGTTATCGGTGTGCCTTTGAATATCGTTTCGATCACGTACCCATATTTACGCTGCATACATTCCTGAGACTGTTTATCTGTCTCCAGATATATGTTTACCTTCATGCCCTTTCCCTCTTTTTCTTTGCTTTCTTCTTTTCCTGTTTTGGCAGTCGAACTGTTCTAATCAGAGTGTAAGATCGGTACTGGTAGCCTGTCAGATCATTCACGCCTTCATGCAGTGAGTCTTTTCCCACCTCCCAGCCCTTCGGCACTCTGACTTTTCCCCATGTTTTCCAGTGTTTATATACTTTTTTCTCTGGCTCCGGAATTGGAAGATTGCGTGATGTGGAATAGTTTGCCTCTCTCAGTCTCTTGTCCGTCTCCGGTGTCTTCGTTATGTAGTTGGCCAGTTTCTCAAACTCGCCTTTTTGATACAGAAGCTGATTCTGTATCTGTCCGTATTTCCACGCTTTCGCAAGAATAACGTCCGTGTCAGGAATCCTGTTCACTATGATGTGAATGTGCCAGGCTCCCCTTGTACCGACTTCTATATTCCGCATCCATTTCAGTTCTGCTCCTCTTTTCTTGTATTCCCTTCTGAGTATCTGCAGAAATGCTTTCCAGTCTTTCTTTGCTTCTTCCATGGATTCCGGTCTTTTGTCCTTCTCGTATGATAATCTTGTGAAATAATCATCTACATCAAAATTGTTCCGGATTTTCCACCTTGCCAACCTCTCCCTGTTGTATCTGTTCCTCTTTGCCATCTGTTCCGGAGTGGCTTTCTTTTTCTCCTGCCTCTCCTGTCCTGGTGCTCCATACTTTGCCGTGTGATATTCATACACCTCTATGGCATTCCGGAACCTCATTCTTTTACACATGTAACTCATTATCGTATCCCCTGTTTTGAATCCATCTTTAATACTCTTAGCAAGTAAGCAACAGGGGTTTTTGTTCCCCTGCTTTTTCGGCTTACTTTCATTAACTTTTCAAGGATCCGGTGTTGCCATCTTCTAGTTTACATAATATCTTTTTTTCATTGCTTCAAAATATGTTCTCGCGGCTGTTTCCGTCATGTCGTGAATTGTTCCTGACTTAGTTTCAAAATCTATGCCATTAATCAATCTTTTTGATATAGCTGTCGCCTCTGGGTTTTCTTTTTCGATTCCTTCTGTGATGATATGTAATGCAGCTATGGCAAAAGCTATATCTCCGCTCGGCATAATCTCCAGATTTTTCTGCAATTTATCTACCCATAACTGTGTACGTTCTAAGTAGAGTCTTGCAGCCTCTTCCTTATCTGCTTTTACGATTTTCTCCACAAATTCAATCCAGCCATTAAAATCTTTTTTATCATTCCCGTTCCTCCTTGACATTTCCCCGTATTTTTTTTATACTATTTGAAAAGGTTGTTTTTTCTTTTTGCTCTCACGTCCGCCAACGTGAGGGCTTTTTTCAAGTCCTGTATTCTCTCCTCAATCCAGATCAGGCTGGAGAGGATGCAGAAAGATACTGCAAATGTTAGGAGGATTTCCTGCATTCTGCTGTCGATCGTCCAGATCGGCAGCATAGAAACCAGGTACCCGGATACCAATGAAATTATTATTTTTCGTTCCATTTCTTGTCTCCTTATGTAGTTGTCATAGTTCAAGCTGTTTCCTCTTTTTCTTTTGACTTTTCCTTCACTTTTACGGTGATCTCAACGCCATGCTTCTTTGAGAGGATCATGGCAAGGGTTTCGTAAAATCTTACCGTATTGAATGTTCCTTGCGTTTCCATCTTCTTCCCCCTCCTAAAACTCAAATTCTACTGCAGGAGCTGTCGGCATTGGTGTATATCCGCCAGCCAGCTCCAGGCGTCTTATTGCTTTGCGTCGGCTTGCTTCGCTGTTGTCCCAGGCATATTCGTATCCATCCGGAGCCGGTCCGCGTTTTGTTTTCCCGTTACAACGATCAGTGATAGCTTGTCGACTCAAAAAATTCTTTTTCGCTGCTTCTCTCGCAGATCTGTAATATTCCACATCCTGTCCGCAACTGTCCAATTTCACGACTATTTTATTTCTGGAACTGTAACCGGTCAGCTTTCCAAGTTCCTGTCTGGGTATGTATGCTATATTGTTTATGTGATTCTCAGACTGCATTCCGTTCTTATGATACGGAACCGCACCGTCAGGAACAGGTCCTAAAAACGTCCTTGCAATCAGGGAGAGAACTATCTCCTCTTTCGCTTTTCCGTCTTTTGTGAGCTTCACAACCAGGCGCTGACTCCCTTTCATTTTTTTTGTGATAGGGAGTCATGCTGCGAAACTGTCCGGATTTCAAAGTTCTCCGGATGTTCCCCTCTGTGCTCGCCTGGTATTTGCCGTCATATCCTGGAATATCTTTCCATCTTTCAATCAAGGTCGTCCCTCCCTTATGCCGGCTTTTTTCTGAGCCGACATGCTTGCACCCACCTTGACGCCTTTCAGGAATGTATTCATCAGTGTCTGCTTTGTGATGTTTACAGACTTCAAAAATGTCGTTAATTCTTCTGCTTCGGCTTTGTCTTCCATGTTCAACATTACTTCCATGTTCTTCTGTGACATATCTTTCATCTCCTCTTCTTTATAAATTTTTAATCAGATTGTCGAACGAATCTGATTGATTATTTTGACTTGACTTTAATGGGGGAACTCAAATCATAATACTTAAATAGTTAGTTGCAGCTGGGTGTTTTATTATCCAGCATTTGTTTTTTCATCACCTGTAACAGGTGGGTGCATAATTTCTAATTCTTCTGGGCTGTCTGGAGCACCACCAGCACCCATAAGATTCTCTTTAAAGTGATTCAGGATCTGTCTCCGGATCGCTGGATCGATTTCAAAATAAGTCTTAATAATTTCCTTTTCAAGATCTGTCGCATTATGCTGCGCGACAAATTCATCAAGACTGAATGTTTCTGGTTGTATGTGCATAGGCTCTGTGCCGTTTCGCAACCATTCTTCACTTATTTCGAATTTTTCACAAATATCTTCGATTAGTCGGTCGCTGGGACTTCCTGTCTTTAAGAGTTTGCTCACGTATGGTTGAGTAATATTTAATTTTTGAGCAAATGCAGTTTTGGTCATGCCTGACTCTTCTATTAGTAAGGCAATTCTTTCTTGCATAGTACTAATCTCGTTCACCTCCCTTAACTGAGTTAAGTATAACAAAAAGAATATTAATAGTCAATATAAAACATAACTGAGTTGTGAAAAAAGTGTTGACAGTATAACTGAGACATGATAATGTATAACTAAGTTAAGAGGGAAGGAGATGAAGGACAATGAAAATCTATGAAGCGGTAGAAAAAGCGCTGAAAGAAAAGAAGCCGATCACAAGAATGGGTTTGCGTGATTTCGGTTTTAGTATTTTTCCAACAGATTCCAGCGACTGCTGTTATCTCATTCCAAAAGATGAGAAACAGCAGCCTGCAAGATGCTGGAATCCAACTGCCAATGATCTGCTGGCTGACGATTGGGAATTAGTTACCAAGGAATAAACTTGGAAACAAAGTCAGCTACAGATAAAAAAGTTTCTTTGGGAAGATCTTCCATGTAAGCAATTGCATCATTTGAAAGAACACAATGATAGACTTCGTTGTCTGCGTACGTGTTTTTCAAATAATTGTTTTTGCCGAGCTGTCTTAAAGAATGATCTATATCCTCATAAGACATTTCAGGGAAGAAATTTTCATGGACAGATCTTCCGGAAACAAAGTTGCTGGATTCTGAAATTGATAAACCGGTTTTTCTGCGGTTCAGATATTCAGAATACAGCTTGTATAAAATCTGTTTGTCCTGTTTTGTAAGTAACATCTGTTTGCTCCTTTCTGTGTACTCGGATGTAAAAACATCCTGTATTTACAGAATAGGGGTGGAAGATTAATATATATAGTATTGTTGCTGTGATAATACAAAGCGTATATTTTGCAGTTGCCGTAATGTATGTATTTTCTTTTCACCATCGTTTCCACACCTTCCCGTTAGTAAGTAACAGCTGGGTGCAGGAAACATTATAAGAGGGAAACTCATCATAATACTACCGGTAAGTTTTTCCAACTAAAACACGCTAATTAAAAAGGAGATTTCATTATGTCAGCTGCTCAATTAGAATCAACTTTAACCTGGACTTTTAACGCTCCATGTCAAGTTCCTGATGATGTTTCGAAAACACTTATTTCTGGTGAAACCGTTTTACATGCGTTCAAGACCATTCGTGATATTGCAATCTTCACCAATAAACGAATCATAGTGAGAGATGCTCAGGGATTAACCGGTAAAAAAGTTGAAACTTATTCTCTTCCATATTCTTCAATTAAAATGTATTCCACTGAAAATGCTGGAAAAATTTTTGATGTAAATTCAGAAGTAGAGTTATGGACTATGGTTGGACACATAAAGATAAATCTCGGAAAAGATATTGATATACGTGAATTCGATAGAATAATATCCGAAGCTATTTTATGATTCTATTTCAATCAAATAAAAATCGCCCCAGTGTTGGCGCACCAGGACGACTTCGTGAAAACTCTGCAGCTATCAGTTGATGCTACAATTCTTTTCCAGACAATTAGAATTATAGCACGAACTGATACGCCTGCATAGGTGTATTTTTTATACCCATTTTTAAGGAGTGATATGTTATGAGTATAACAAATGTTGCTATATATGTACGTGTCTCCACAGACCGACAGGCGAAAAAGGGAGACAGTATTGATGAACAGCTCTCTACCTGCAAAGCCTATATTGCATCCAAAGAAAACATGGTTCTGGCCGGAACCTACATTGACGATGGAATCTCCGGCAGGAAAATCAAACGTGGAGATTTTGAGCAGTTGCTTGATGATGTCCGACTCGGACGCGTGAATCTGATTATATTTACTAAACTTGACCGTTGGTTCCGTAGTCTGAGACATTATCTGAATACGCAGGCGATTCTCGAAGCGAATCACTGCGACTGGCTTGCTGTCGATCAGCCGTACTTTGATACGACCACACCGCATGGCCGGGCTTTCGTCGCACAGTCTATGACCTTTGCAGAGCTGGAAGCAGAGAACGATTCTGTCCGGATCCGGGATGTGTTTGACTATAAATACCGGCAGGGTGAAGTTCTGGCCGGAAAAGCACCTCTCGGATTTTCCGTTGAAAACAAACATCTTGTACCTAATCAGGACGCTGAAAAGGTGCTGCATATCTTCCAGTTTTATGCTGCTTGCAATTCCCTGAACCAGACAATCACGCATCTGGAATCTGATATGGGTATCGTTATGACTCAAAGCAATCTTAAAACTGCAATCTTAAAAAATAAAAAATATATTGGTGTGTTCCGTGATAACGATCATTATTGTCCTGCCATCATTCCATTGGATCTGTTTGAGCGTGTACAGGAGCTGCTTGCTATTAATGTCAAAATCAGCCAGAAATATAACTATATATTTAGTGGTTTACTCCGCTGCGCTCACTGCGGTCATTCATTTTCTGGTGCTACACGAAAAATAAAGAAAAAGGCTGGTGGCTTTTACAAATATCCTCTCTACAAATGTCATGGCGCCTATCCAAGCAAGCGTTGCAGCAATCGCAAAGTTATATTCGAATCATGTATAGAAAGGTACCTGATTGCAAATATCAAGCCTCTCCTGCAGGAGCATATTGCAGAATATGAAATTACAAGTGCTAAAGTGATTGATTATGATTCCCGGAGAGCAGCACTCCTGAGAAAAATTGATAAGTTGAAAGATCTGTACGTAAATGACATAATTACTATGGATGAACTAAAAAGAGATAAAGAGAAATATATAAAAGAATTGGAGAATCTCCCACGTAACCAGGAGCAGAAAGATCTGGCTCCAATCCGGAAGCTCTTAAAGATGGATCTGGATTCTATATATCAGACATTGGAACCAGCAGAACGCCGTCAGCTCTGGAGATCAGTCATTAAAGAAATCCAGATTGACGATCACAAGAATTTAAAGGTCATTTTTTTATGACCTTTTTGTAGTAGTAACTGATAGTAACCTGCGGGTTGCTATCAGTTACTACTACTAATTTATAACACTATTTTATTAAATCAGATAGCAATAAGATCTTTCCATGTTGCCGGTCCGCATACTCCATCTACTTCCAAGACTCCGTTTCTTGATTTCTGGTATGCTTTAAGAGCATAAATAGTATTGTCCCCAGCTTCTCTGTCAAGGTCAAGAACTTTGCTGTTTCTTCCTTTGAATCCTCTTGCAACAAGAATTTCCTGCAAAAGCAATACGGATGTTCCTGCGCTTCCTAACTGTACTGTTTCCGGTTCAAACATGTATTTACCTCCTGTTACTGTGTTACTATTTTCCTTTGTGTTGCTTGTCTCTCCATTAACAATACTGTAATCTGGTGTACAGAATTTTGTTCCAGGGAGTTTACTGTTCAAGTAGCTTTTCGCGCATACTCCTCCACCATTGGCTACGATTTCAGATGCTCCCGACGTATTGCCCTCAATCGTATAGAATCTGTCACCGATTACTGCTGTAACGATTCCTGTGTGTGTAAAAGTTCCTCCGCGGTAAAAGATCACAATATCTCCTACTTTCGGGTTTGCGTTCCTTGTGAAAAGGTTTCCTAAGGTCGGGCAGTATACATATGGCCAATGTTTGAGAAGTTTCTTTGCATTTTCTAATCCGAACGCTTTCATAAAGCACCAGCTCACAAAGCAGGCGCACCACGCCTGTCCCTGGTATCCTGGGTAAACGTCGCGCCAATATTTTGTGTAATTAGCTGATCCTGCATTTGCGGTTTTGTCGTTCAGTTGATTGTTACTTTTTTTCTCTAAGTATCCAATCTCATTTTTTGCAATCATTATAACTTTCTCAATCGCTTTATCCATGTTGATTCCTCCTTCCTGTACAGCATAATCTTTGTAGAATATGTTTCTGTCTACCGTTCCAGCAATTCCCGGTATTTTTGCTTTACTGGAGTACTGCCATCCTACTCCGAAGTCTGGGCGCAGGCGTTCCTGCAATGTTCCATTATCGTTTTGTGGATAGCGTGCTACCCAAAATTCATACTTTTTCAAATGGCTGCATATTACATTTTCGTACCAGTCTACATTGCAATAGATTCCGAACTTATACCCTGCCTTAACAATAATCTTTTCAAATGCTTCTGTCATTTTGTGGAGACTTTCAGCTCCAAGCGCTCTCTGATTGTTCCACTCAAGATCTAACCAGACTGGAAATTGCAATTTCCGTCCAGCTAATACAGAAATAATTTTCTGTGCCTCTGACTCAACCTCTGGGATTGTCATTGCATAAGAGTATTTATATACTCCTGTTGGAATGTTATGCTCCTGGCACGCTTCATAATTTTTTTCAAAATATTTATCTGTAACGTTCCCGGCTTCTGTGATCCGGAGAATAGCGAACCCCATACCGTAATTCGCGGCTGTTTCCCAGTTGATATTTTTCTGCCAGGCGGAAACGTCAATTCCTTTGATTTCCATGTTTACCTCCAGGAAAAGCCCGGCATTATACCGGGCTGTGCAAAATTATTTTGTTCCATCAGAAAACAAGTTGTTCAGGTTTTCGTCCGCCTCTACTTCCGGGATTCCTGCGACGCTTGTGAGCAGACTTACAACTCCGGCCACTACTGCAGATGATACAACCATCTTCCAGTCCACTGCAGAGATCACACTTCCGGCTCCGATCACGCCCACTGCAGTCTGTGCCATTGTCTTTACTGCTCTGATTCCTGCTTTCTTCCACCATTTCACTGTGTCTACGCTTGGCTTAAATACGCAATTTTTAAACATTTTGCTCCTCCTTATAATCCAAACTGTTTTGCAATAATTCCAACTGCAATACCTAATATAGCTGTTAATAAGTAACTTGTTACTGTCCGCCACTTTTCCCCGTCTCTTGACTCAAGGGCTTCCAGTCTTGCGCTCTGCTGTCCCTGCTCTTTCACCATGTTCTCCATGTTGTTTGCAAGCGTCTGTACAGATGTAACTAATTCCTGGAGCTGTTGAACACTGTTTTCCAGAATTTCAATCCGTCTGTTCTGTCGGTTGTCTTCTTCCTCAATTCTTTTGCGGAACTCCTCATGTTCTGCTCTTGAAATCTGTTCATTTTCCATGCTTATTTCCTCATCATCTACGTCTGCATATTTGCGGCAGGAATACTCAATTATATCTAAATCTTGCTGTATATCCTCCAGAGGTTTTGCTTTCTCTTTGTTTTGAATATACAGCAGTAAATCATAAATAGAGGACCATTGCCTGCTAATAATTTGTAATTTAGTCATGCTTCCCGATTACTCAGTAATTTCCTCCATGCCTGCATCAATAAGGAGTTTTTTCACCTTTTCTTTTAACAGGCGTGGAACTCTGTTGTATTCCTCTTTTGCTTCCTCAATAGTATCTTTACTTAAAATTTCAGTAACCCATAATTTTGCCATCATATCTTTGTCTCCTTTACTTAACAATAAAATAATTAGATTTCTACGCATAAACCTGTTCGCTCATTTCCAGCAGACAGTCTTTCAGCATTTCGATCTGTTCTGCCTGCTCTGCAATTTTCTGTTCAGTGCTTTTTTCTTCCTCTGGAATATATTTCAGATATTTTTCCGGGGATGCTCTTACAGTTTCCTCTGAGATTTTCTCCTGTCTTTCCCGGAACTGGTTAAAATCATATTCGAGTACTGTCTGTTCTGTCTCCGGATCTGTATCCGGATAGGTTTCTGTAACAGTCTTTTCGTTCAGACATATCATTACATCCACGTTCCCATCAGGCAGCGCATTCCAGGTTACAGGATCCTGCTTTTCTGTAAATCTTGCTTTCACGACTTACCCTCCTTTTCGCTTTCTCAAATATCTTATCTACGTTATACTTTTCTCCGAAATATTCAGAATCGGAATGTTTGAACCATCCGTAATATGCTATACACCGGTACGCAAGATCTAATGGTATCGCTTTTCCTTTCTCCACATACTTCCCAGCTTTTACAAATGCCCTGCGTCCTCTCAGGAAAATGCTCCGTCTTACCTCTGTGTGATCCCGATAGATTTTGAATCCCATCATATCAATATGTTCTCCATGATGTTTCCCGTCTTTGTCTATCCAGTCGATCTGGAACAACTTCCAATCTGGTTTTACCGTCAGATCTAAATACTCATTCATGTACTTAACCAAAAGCTTCATTGCTTTTCTTACGTCTGCCTTTCTGCTTCCAATCAGTATGAAATCGTCCATGTAGAACAAGACATGATTAATCAGCCTGATTTCTTCTATTGTTCCGTCTCGGTGTTTCTTCCTCTTGAACAGCTTTTTCAGTAGCATAATGATAAGCTGCGCTCAGATAATAATTGCAGAGCCATTGGCTCAAGTATGATCCAATTGACAGTCCCTGATCGAATGAGTCAATTAAAACAAAAGTCAAATAAAGCAGATCCTCATTTCTGACCTGCTTCTCTAACATTCTTTTCAGTTTTCTCCTGTTAATGGATGGATAACATTTCCGGACGTCTCCCTTTGCTGCTATTCTGGTCTTGCCCGGATTCTTACGGATCCAGTTCTCAATTGCTGTCTTTCCATAAACCTGTCCCCTTCCTGGAATACTTGCGCACTGATAAGTTCCTATTTTTCTTTCAAATAGTTCTCTCAATCCGTTTGTGGCTACATAATCGTATATCTGCTGTTTTATGCACTCAACGCCTATATCTCTTACTTTTCCTGAATTTCCATCCAGTCTTGCACTTGTCTTTATAGGATCAAAAGATACTTTTCTCAGTTTTATTTCTTCTTCCATTCCTGCCGCTGCTGTGCAGACTAAATTATGTAACCAGTCTTTAAGGTTTTCTTTTATAATTCTGTGTATCTGTCTGGCTGTAATGATATTCGTATAGTTTGCCAGAAATCTGGCTGTATCCATACGGTTCCATTTATCGCTTAGACATTCGTAGATACATGCGGTTATAAAGTTCTGATCTAATGTTATGTTTTTACAATACCGTTTCATTCGTTTCTTGATATAAGGGGTTTTCGGTTTTTCTACTCACCCCACACATGAATCAACTGCATTCATGGTCCTTGTCTCAGGCCCCTATGCTCCCGATCACAAGGTTCGGCTTCAATCAAATTTCGGTGATGCCCCACGCTGCTGTTGCAGGTTCCGTCCTGCGGAGCGAAATGTAGCGCAAATATCAAATAATTTTTCAAGAAAATCCGGAGACGATATTCCAGTTCGCATTGCCAACGCCATTGTTCGCATTCAGAATCCAGAGGCCGTAAATCGAGCCATTGTTCAGATTGCCAACGGACAACCAGGGAACAGGAACCGCCGCCTTGCGCTACAAGTCCGTAATTTTTATCTTTTGTTATTTTGCTTTTTGCATTTGCTGATTATTAGTTGCATAGAGGGGACGGCCCCTCTGTCAGGCGGCCGCCTGCCATTCACCCCGTGTGCCGTTCGGTGAAACGCCGGAGACGATATACCAGTTCGCACTGCCAACGCCATTGTTCGCATTCAGAATCCAGAGGCCGAAAAGCGAGCCATTGCTCAGAGCGCCAACGGACAACCACTCTCGCTGTCCGCTCGTACCGGAATCCGTATATAATCCATTACAGAAGCCTGTTGTGCTTCCTGCTTTTGTTTCCGTAGGAACCATGATTCCAAGTGCAGGATCAACAAAACATTTTGAAATGTATTTCCAACTTGTTGCAGTATAAGCTACCTGAGCCGCCACTTTTTTGTATCTTGTCTTTGCTGCGTTCATGTCTGTTGTAAGTAATGACGCATCCATACAGATATATACATCTCGTTTTGGTGTTCCGTCTCCGTCCGTAACAATGTCCATAAATACATTGCTGAGGACTTCGTAAGCTCCATAACCGGTTTCGATACCCTGGATCTTGAATGGATTCCTGTTATCTGTGTTAGAGAATGGCGATCCATCAGAACCAAGTACGCTGTCAGTGGAACCGGTACGCCACGACATTGTTGAGATGTAGGTGGTCAGTGTTGTGTTAAACGGTTCCGCATCCACATAGACTGCGGAGTTCGTATCGTCTATCGCTTCAATCTTCAATACTTTGACATCATATGCCAGGTTGTGCATGTATGAATAACATCTGTCTTTGTTTGTGTTTGAACCAATATCTCCAACTGATACATAGGAGCCAACGATATAGTTGTTTGCCTTTGCTTTTGGCAGGATTACTCTCGTTACTCCAGTTTCTGCAACTGCCGCCATCTCCTGAGATGTATATGAGTTGCATCCGGTCATAACGCTCCTGCTGTTGATCGTAGCGTACAGGATAATAAGCATAAGCTGTTTGTAGAACAAATCCCAGTTGGTTGTACCGACATACCGGTTTCCCTTTTTCTTCATGTATGCAATCATTCCGGTGTGTGATATCGGTTTTCCGCCTTTCTGACTTCCGTTTGCCAGAATCAAACCCGCAGAGCTATATGGTACTCCGTCAATATCTCCAGCTCCATATTTTCCATGGACCATAAATGAGGAGAGCGTACCATCCGGATTAACAGATTCTCCCATTGGTACCAGTCCCAGGGCTTCGTTTGGACTATCAGAGTAATGATAATCTACATACTCCGGATTATCTGTGATTCCTACCCAAGCGGACATTGTAACCTCTCCGACATCCACCTTTCCAGTTTTCTTAAAATCTGGTTGTCCCTGCAGTGCGGTTATATGAATAAAACCATTATCATCTACAGTGAAGTTACAAGGGAAGTGCATAAACAAACCGATCTCTCTGTAATCATCCTGTCCGATTGCTGTATTCGTGGACGGTTTTCTCACCAGTCCTTCATTGTCATTCAGTTTCACACCTGTTGGACTGGTAGAGGTATCGTACTTATAGATTCTTGTTGTATATACTTTTCCGGTTCTGCGGAGGGCGAAAAAGTTTGATAATGCGTTTTCAATTCCTCCGCCAGCTGCAGTAATATTCTGGATCTGTTTATTTGCTTCTGTCTGAATGTTGATTACCGCAGTCTCTCCGGTTTCCTGGAGATCTTCTTGCAGCTGTGTTCCCTCTGTAATTTTAGTTCCCAGAGATGTATCCAGGCTTGTTGCGGTCTTATTTGTTGTATCCAGATCTGTTTTGGTTTTGGTTGCTGTTGTGTTTGATGTATCCAAGGCAGCTTTGGTTTTGCCTGCTGCCGTGTTGGATGCATCTAAGTTCTTCTTACTTGTGTCTGCTGTTTTAACAGTGTCGTCCAACTGGCTCCTGAGCGCCGTTCCCTGGGTGATGTCAGATTCTAAATCAGTTTTCAGTGTTGTTCCCTGAGCAATATTTGAGTCAAGGCTCTGTTTTAAAGTCTGCGCGT